ATTCAATGGTTCGTTCTGAGTTAGAAACTCTTATGAATGCTGCAGAAAGACTTAAAGTAAAAGTAGAAAAAGGTCAAGAGGCAATTAATGGTATTCTTGAATTAGCTCAAGAAAGTGAAATGCCCCGAGCATATGAAGTTGCAGGACAATTAATAAAAAATACCAGTGAAATAGCAGAAAAGTTGATGGCACTTCATAAGATTAAAAAGGACGTTGAAGAAGAAAAACAAAAAGGACCAACTACAGTTAATAATGCTCTTTTTGTTGGTTCTACCGCAGAATTAGCAAAATTACTTAAACAGCAAACGCAAGAACAATAAATAAATAAAGGTTCTTTTTATATTAATGGCAAAAATCAAGCCTCATAAAACTGTTGAGCAAATTGCAAAGAAGCATCGTCTTGATGTTTCTTTCATACAGAAGCAACTTGATATGGGAGAACCTATTGAGCATGAGCATACTAAAGATCATACATTAGCAATGGATATTGCTCTTCAGCATCTAGATGAAATTCCAGATTATTATACTCGTTTGAAGAAAATGGAAGCAGATGCTAAAAAACATCATAAAAAATTTAAGGATGTAAAAGAAGAAACCAAGTCTGGAGATGAAGGTCTTCATGATTGGTTTAATAAATCAAAGTCTTCTAATGGCAAAAAAGGGTGGGTTCAATTAGGTGGTAAATGGGCAGGAAAACCTTGTGCCCGTCAACCAGGTCAAACTTCCACACCAAAATGTGGAAGTTCTAAAATGTCTTCAAATTTATCAGATTCTGAAGAAGAAAGGGCAAGACGTAGAAAAAATAGATTAGATCCAAATCAACCAGAAAAAACTGGTGGAGCAAAACCAACTAACGTAAGAACTGAAGAAATGGAATTACAGGAAGTAAAAGACAGACCTGGAAAAGGTAGTGGTAAAAAAGATGCTTGCTACAAAAAAGTAAAATCACGTTATGACGTTTGGCCAAGTGCTTATGCATCTGGAGCACTAGTCAAATGCCGTAGAGTTGGTGCTGCAAACTGGGGAACTAAATCGGAGGCAACTATGCACGAAGAAGAAAGATATTGTCCTTTATGCGATAAAAGAGAAACTAGATCTGAGTGTTCTTACGGTGGAAAAGCTTGGGATAAAGTTTCAGTAAAAGATCACGAATATTCAATGGTTCGTTCTGAGTTAGAAACTCTTATGAATGCTGCAGAAAGACTTAAAGTAAAAGTAGAAAAAGGTGAAGGTAGTCTTGAAGCATGGGTTCAGTCAAAGATTACCAAAGCAGCAGATTATCTTGATACTGCAGCAGACTATGTTGCAAGTGGGGAAATGGAAGAAGAAATGAAGATAACGGTAAGAAGAGGAATATTAAAAGGTTCTCAAACTCAAATTAAAAAATCAAGTGGTGCATCTGCATTAACTCCCGATGCTGCACAACAACTTGGTCCTAAAGCACAAAAATTACAAAAGAAAGCAGCATCAAAAGTAGATATTCCTAGATTTGAAGAAAAATTGGTTGATAAAATTACAAAAGAAATCTTAGATGAAAAGTGTTGGACTGGATATAAAAGAAAAAAAGGAACTACTCCATACGAAAAAGGTTCTTGTGTAAAAGCAGAAAATGTAACTATTGAAGATGTAGATGGTAATACATTTGCCGAAATAGTTGATATTATCAAACCAGAACCAATTAAGGGTTTTAAATCTCAAGTTAACGAGGCAACAAGATTGCAAGCACAAACAGGTAATGTAATTGGAGTTACTTTAAACTGGAGAGGAAAATATTATTCACTTAAAATGTTTTTCCCGCAAGTAAAACTTCCAACTCGCAAAGAAATTAATGATGAACTTCAAAAAGTTTATCCTGGATGCAATGTAATTTATCATTCAGTTTCCGAAATTCAACCAGGACAACCTTTAATTCAAGCATTTGGACCTCAAGGAGGAAGTTCTGCAAAACCGGGACCAAATAGAAATTATATAAGACCGATGGGAGAAGAGTTTGAAGTTGATGAAGATTGGCAAAAAGTCAATCGTAAAGATAAGACTGATGGGTTAAGTCAAAAGGCAGTTAATACATATCGGCGCGAGAATCCAGGTTCCAAACTACAAACTGCAGTGACTGAAAAAAATCCTACTGGCAAGAGAGCAGATCGACGTAAATCTTTTTGCAGCAGAATGAGTGGTATGAAAAAAAGATTAACATCCGCAGAAACTGCAAGAGATCCAGATTCAAGAATCAACAAAGCCCTTCGTCGTTGGAATTGTAACTAATAGGTAGGTTTTTATTATGTCAAATGATGTATATCTTGGTAATCCGTTACTAAAAAAGGCAAATACAACTCACGAATTTACAGAAGAACAAGTTATAGAGATCGTTAAGTGCATGAACGATCCTGTTTATTTCGCTAAAAATTATGTTAAAATTGTAACCCTTGATCATGGATTACAAACTTTTCAACCTTATCATTTCCAAGAAAAATTAATTAATAATTTCCACAAGCATCGATTTAATATTTGTAAGATGCCTCGTCAGACTGGTAAGTCTACAACTGTGGTATCTTTTTTACTTCACTATGCAGTTTTTAACGACAATGTAAACATTGGTATTCTAGCAAACAAGGCGGCAACTGCTAGAGAACTTTTGGATAGATTACAAACTGCTTATGAGAATCTTCCTAAGTGGATGCAGCAGGGTATTATATCTTGGAACAAAGGTTCTCTTGAACTTGAAAACGGTTCTAAGATTTTAGCAGCATCAACATCTGCGTCTGCTGTTCGAGGAATGTCTTTTAACATTCTATTCTTAGACGAATTTGCTTTCGTTCCAAATCACATTGCAGATTCTTTCTTTGCGTCTGTTTATCCCACAATTACTTCAGGTAAACAAACAAAAGTAATTATAGTTTCTACCCCACATGGTATGAATCACTTCTACCGAATGTGGCATGATGCTGAGAAGGGTAAAAATGAATATATTTACACAGATGTTCATTGGTCGGAAGTTCCAGGTCGTGATGAAGAGTGGAAAAAGCAAACTATTGCTAATACTTCAGAAAATCAATTTAAGGTTGAATTTGAATGTGAGTTTTTAGGGTCTGTTGATACATTGATTGCACCTTCAAAACTTAGAGCACTCGTTTATGATCATCCACAAAAAAGTAGTGGCGGATTAGATGTTTATGAAAATCCTACAAATAATCACGATTATTTAATTACGGTCGATGTTGCAAGAGGTGTTGGCAATGATTACTCTGCATTTACTGTAGTTGATATTACTACTTTTCCACATCAAGTTGTAGCAAAGTATAGAAATAATGAAATAAAACCAATGCTTTTCCCTAATATTATTGTGGATATAGCAAAAAATTACAACAATGCTTATATTTTATGTGAAGTTAATGATGTTGGTGATCAAGTAGCATCGATTATTCATTATGATTTAGAATATAATAATCTTCTTATGTGTTCTATGAGAGGAAGAGCTGGTCAAATCGTAGGTCAAGGTTTTTCCGGAAAGAAAACACAACTTGGTGTCAAAATGTCTAAGACAGTAAAAAAAGTTGGATGCCTTAATTTGAAAACAATGATCGAAGAGAATAAACTTCTTTTTAAAGATTATGATATTATGAGTGAGTTAACTACCTTTATTCAAAAACACAATTCTTTTGAAGCAGAAGAGGGTTGTAATGATGATTTAGCAATGTGTTTGGTAATTTATGCTTGGTTAGTTGCACAAGATTACTTTAAAGAATTAACAGATCAAGATGTTAGAAAACGTTTATATGAAGAACAGAAGAATCAGATAGAGCAAGATATGTCTCCATTTGGATTTATATCAGATGGATTAGATGATAGTAGTTTTACTGATGAGGATGGGGATAGATGGTTTGTGGATGAGTATGGAGATCGTGCATATATGTGGGAATACATACACTAATGGATTTAGATAAACAAATAAAATTAGGACATCTATTACTTACTGATAGAAAGTGTAGGGTTTGTGGGGAAATGAAAAATTTGATCGATGGATTTTATAGAACAAGAAAAGATAGAGGTCCAGTTTCATCATCATATTCTTATGAATGTAAAGAATGTACTGTAAAAAGGATTATTAG